TGAGCGGACCACTCATCATCCTGACTGGACTGATTTACCTGTACGTCGGGTGCGAGCAGGCGTTCCGCGGGAACGTGGGTGCATCGGTGATGTATTTCGCGTACGCGCTCGCCAACGTCGGCGCCTATCTCCTGGTGAAGTAATGCCTGCCTTCTGGTTTCACTTCAACAAGCCTGAAACCGCCAAGCGGAAACGCCCGGTTATGACCGTCCACTACATGGGGCAGTGCCTCTTGGTGGAAGGGATCGACTGCGCAGTCCCGGTGAAGACACGGGTCCGTAAGCAGCAGCCCGTCATAGTCATGTCGGGAAGCGGGACGGTTGAGATCACTGATGGAAAGGCCGTGATCCGGTGATCCTGCAGCTGAACCCGCACATCTGGGTGACCACGCCACTGGGCGAGGGGCATGCCCTGTTCCTTATCGACTACGGCCCGTCTGTCAACAGTGTTTGGGTAGTCCACCTATTTGAGTCGGGGAATGTGATCCACGTTGACTCCGCGGAAATCCGGGTGATGGGCAACGAGATGTACGACATCGCCCACCCCAAGCCCTTCAAAGGCCGGAACATGTAAGGCAGGACATTAGTCCTGTATGTGGATGATCCTGATGAGCCTGTTCACAGAGCCGTGCCTTGCCGCCGCCGAGGTGGAGTACGTCGCCCGGGTGTGGAGCCCGCCGGCCGCCTACCCCGCCACGCTGCGTGACATTGCCTCCAGGCTCCCGCCCGATACGGATGCGAAGGAACCGGACCTCATCACCTACGCCCATGAGGGCGCCCACTTTTTGTGCAAGGGGAGGGATGGATACCACGGCATCTATGTCGGTGATGGTATTCGCATCTACATCCCGTCGCCTCCGCTGAACACCGCGCTCGTTTTTGCGGCAGTGCCTGCTGAGAAAAGAGGCGCGATCTATCAGACGTATCTTCGGCAGGGCATGACGGAGTACTGGTCCACCAGACCGCTGATGATTTTGGACGAGTGGAACGCCTACCTCCACGGATGCCGAACGCGCAGAGAAAGTACTGTGGAATCTCGTAGAGAGACAACGGTACACTGCGCGACGTTCGCCACTTACGCTGCAGTTCTCTATGAGATGGCGCGAGAGTGTGACGGCTACCCGCACAAAGAACTGAAAGACTTCTGCAACTATCAACTCGCTCGCTGCCGGGAAGTGATTCCCGAATGGGACGAGTTGACTGACGCAAAGTTTGATTAGCCCTAGTGTGGCACACGGCCTGAAGCTCGGCCCCCCGCCGACCTGCTTCTTCGGAAGCGAAAGAGGGGGCAACACGGATGTGACCCGCCGGAAGGCAATCCATCCGATCTCTTGCGATGAGGGGTGGTAACTGGTGACTCCGCCCGCCCCGGGCATTATGCCAACCGCAAGCGCCGTGTCTGGGAGAGAAGGATTCGACGGCGTTAAAAAGTCAGCGTCCTGTCGCTGCCGCCGAAAGCGCGGTCTAGTGGCAAACTCCTAGCACTAACCCTGCTAGGAGTCACTGCGCCTCTGCACAGTCTAATGTTGAAACCCATTGGAATTTCGATAGCGCACACACGTATACTGCTGGCCTACCACGGAGGGTAGAGAGCGAAGGGAGGATGCCTTCTCACAAGCGCTGTAATAAGTGCGGTAAGTCCAAGCCGCTTTCGTCGTACAACGTGCATCCCAAGAACAAGGATGGGCGTGACTGGAAGTGCAAGGAGTGCGTGGCGGAGTACAACCGCGCGCGCTGGGAGCGGAATCACAAAGAGAATCCGTTCTGGAAGAGCGACCGCAATCGTCGGCACCGCTACAAGCTGACGCAGGAAGAGTTGGAAACGTGGCTGCAGGTTCCGACCTGCCAGCACCCGCACTGCACCTACGTCTTCCAGCATGACGGGGACATGCACTTCGACCACCACCCCACGCTCGGCCATGTCCGCGGCGTGCTGTGTTCATGGCACAACAAGAGCCTGCGGTGCGAGGAGAGGTCCGGCATGGACCCTGTCTTGGATTTGCTTGGGCTAGTCGATTACTACCTGCGCGATAAGGAACGCCATGAACAAGGCTGAACAGGCCGCGCTACTGGAATGGGTGCAGCTGCATCGGTGCTGCGCCGTTTGCTGGTGGCCTGAGTCGGACGGCCGACGCAAGTTAGATGTGCATCACATCATGGGCGGCGCAGGGCGCAAGCATGACATCAGAAATTATCTCCGGCTCTGCGAACGCTGCCATGGAGTGCTTCATAGCGGAAAGATTTACGGTAGTTTTCCCGATCTCACAAATGCTATACTTCTGTCCACGAAATGCGAAAGCGACCCAGAAAACTTCGACCCGAAGTACTTGGCTTCACTGAAGCACAAGCAGCACCTGGGGTACGACCCGGAGCCCGTCCCTCAGTACTACCTGGACGAACGTCAAAGAAACCTTGGTTCATGGAAGAGTCGAAATCAATAGCGTGCGAGGTGATCCGGGTGACCCGCCCGAACACGCTCCTGATCCGCACTCTGGTCGCACCAATCCAAAGCTATGCCACGACGTACGCAGTCTTGGCCGGCGTTAAGTGCCGACCGCGGGCTGTCCGAGAGATCATCGACTGGCTGGAGATTCACGCCGACTACGGTCGGTTTGAACTGATGGTTTTTGACTGGCTGCGTGATTCATACGGCCGGCTGCTCGCCAACATCTGCGACCGCCGTACGGGCGACACGCTCACTTCGTATCTCCTCCAGCGGGATGCTGCGGTGGAACGCGGCGACCACCTGGAGAGTGTGATGGCTGACCTCCTTAACGCACAGGAGCCAGAGAACCTATGAATGCCGGCGGCTATTGGAAGGGTACGAGTTTCCAAGTCACGGTCTACTGGCCGACGCTTGGCGGGGGACGCGACTTCACCCAGTGGGGGAACGTCGGTTCGTGGGTGAGCAAGAACGAGAAGGTCCTCAACAAGAAGCCACTCACCGAAGTCTGCAAGCTGGTCAGCGAGCAGTTCCCCGAAGTCAACATTGTTGAGTCCAGGGATTTCTCTGGGCGCTGTGCGAGGTGGGAGCGATGAACAGCCGCGCCAAGGGAGCCAGAGGGGAACGCATGGCGGCTGCCGCCTGGGCAGAGGCCATCGGACTGGACCCCTCCCAGTGTCGGAGAGGCCAGCAATTTGCGGGCGGAACGGATTCCCCGGATGTGGTTCAGCCCATCGCGACCATTCACCTAGAGGTAAAGAACACGGAGCGAGGCAACCCATACAAGTGGATGGAGCAGGCCGCCCGTGACGGCAAGGGGAAGGTGCCCGTCGTCCTGCATAAACGCAACGGCGAGGAGTGGCTGGCGCTGGTGAGGCTGTCCGATGTCCGACGTTTTGCGGAAGAAATTCATTCGGCGGTTTCGGACGTGGGCCAGCCGGCGGTTCCCGCTGCAGTTCCCGGTGCGCATCTACCTAAAGCCTGCGGCCAAGATGGACGGTGCCCTCGGTTACTTCGATATGGACGACGACTTGGAGAGGGCGACGATCTGGATCAGGGATGACTTAAACCAGTACCTAACGCTGGACACCCTCTGTGAGGAGTGGGCTCACGGCCGGGTGGTCTGGCTGAATGACGAGGAGGAGGATAGCGATGATCCGTGGCACCACCCAAGTTTCTGGTCTGAATATGGACGAATCCAAAAGGCCAGCCGCACCATCGAATGGTGATCCCTACCAGCCGATCTGCGACGAGCTACACGCCCTCCTGTCCCGGAAGCGCGGCTACTACGGATGCCGGGAAAACCCCCTGTCTAACGCACTTGGCGTCCAGGACCAGGGGATTGAGCCGTGGGTCTACCAGCTAGCCAGGATCGGGGAGAAGTGCCGGCGGCTTAGTGGCCCGCTCGGACACTCATCTATTAGGGAGACTCTCAAAGACATTGCGGGCCACGCCATTGTGGCGATTGCCTGTCTGGACTATGCGACTACTCAGGAGGACACAGATGAATCTGAAGGTTCTTAAGTGGCTGCTCGCGCACCAGTCGCAGCTGCTGCAGATTGTTGAGATTGCCAAGGGTTACAGCAAGACTCTGCCCTTCATCGAACAGTGGAAGATCGTGGACAGGATCGCCCAGATCGTGATCCCGATCCTGGAGGCGGAGGCCGCCAAGCCCAAGGTCCTGATGGCCGATGACCTCTACAACTGGCCCGACAGTGAGGAAGAAGTGAACCGCGAGGTGCAGCTTCTGTCGGCCGGCACTGAGGTGCAGGCGCTGGGCATCGATTGGAAGACGCTCGTTGAGGTGGTGATCCCGCTGGTCATCGCCATCCTGAAGGCCCTCCTCAGAGAAGACGAGTGAGCTACGTTCACCTCCCTCCTTACCGCGTGACCGCCCATCCACTCGCCGCCAAGAGCGACGGAGTGGATTGGGGTGTGTCCTCGTACGGTGTCCCTGCCCTGTGGAAGCAGAGCCAGGGCGAGGGGGTGGTGGTCGCAGTGGTGGACTCCGGTGTCGCTCCGCACTACGCCCTGAAGGATGTAGTGGTGGACTACCGGAACTTCACCAGCGACTCGGACATCTATGACACGCTTGGGCATGGCACTCACTGTGCCGGCGTCATCGGAGCTACGACGGGCAACGCCAAGGGGATCGCGCCCAAGTGCAAGATTCACTCGTTGAAAGTGCTGGGTCACTCCGGCATGGGCAGCAACGATGCAGTGGCAGAGGCCGTCCGCTACGCCACGGAGATCGGAGTGGACATCATCAGCATGTCCCTTGGTTCCTCCAGGCCAGACGATCACCTGCATACCGCGATTAAGGAAGCCTACGAGCAGGGCATCGTCGTTGTCTGTGCCGCTGGCAATGACGGCGGTGCCGTGAACTACCCGGCTGCGTTCCGTGAAACGGTCGGTGTCGGCGCGGTCGATAAGAGTGGGCAGGCGTGTGAGTTCTCATCCCGCGGGAAGGAGATCGTCGTCGCCGCCCCGGGTTCCGACATCACCAGTACATGGCTGTCGAATGGGTACGCCACGATCAGTGGCACCAGCATGGCAGCGCCGTTCGTAGCCGGTGTCCTTGCGTTGTACATCTCGTCAGCCAAGCAGGAAGGCGAGAAGGTGGATCACAAGCATGTGATCGAAGCCCTCTCTAAGACGTGCAAGGACGCCGGCGCCGAAGGGCATGACGATGTCTACGGCTGGGGGCTTGTCGATCCCCACAAGCTCATGCATTACGAGATCAAAGCCACGCCAACTGGGGTCACGATCTACATACCGGGAGCCAAAATCCTGTGACCACTGTGCAAATCATCTCGGTCGCCCTCCTCGCAGCCGTAGCTGTCTGGGCCTACCTCCCGTCAGTGCTGAGTGGGATTCAGTTCCCAGCCTCCAAGCCCCAGGTGCTGAAGGACATCGAATCGGTGGTGAAGATTCGCACCCACTCCAGGACGCAGGAGGTGGTGACAGCATGCAACCAACTGCTGGCCGTGTTGCTGCAGGTGAAACAGTGAAGAACATCCTGCTCACCGCAGCCGCCTTGTTCTGTGTGTACACGTTCATGTTCCCGCCTGCGGCGAGGCCGACTGGTCCCGTCGCAGCTGCCCTCGCGGACGCCTCCTCCGCAGACAGGGCAAAAGTCGCCAGGATTTACCGATCACTGGCAGACGTAGTGAAGCGCGACGGTGGCCAGAAGATCACCACCACAGTGATCTGGCGTCAGGTGTACCGTGACGCGCTGGTGCTTGCCGCAGGCGGGACCGATCTACCCGGTAAGTACAAGGGCCTAGACACCGCAGTCGAAGAGGTGCTGGCAAAGTACTACTCGCTGGACTCTGCGCCGCTCACGGAAGAGTTGTCGAAGAAGATTGCGGACGCCTGCCTGGAAGTAGCGAGGCAGAGCGGTGGCTGACTTCGATAACCCCGTCTCCATTCTCCGTGCATACGATGACGGGCTCGCCGGCTACGTGCCGAACGAGCGTGAGAAGAATGAGTACCTAGAGACGCAGAAGTACCAGTACTTCCGCGAGCCCAACATCCGTGGATCGGGCATCGGCAAGCGTGCCCTGCTATGGCAGTATGCCAAGAAGCTGGACAAGAACTGCTTCACCGAAGCCCAGACAGAACCAGACTGCGTCTCCCACGGCAGTCGCAATGCACGGGATGTGACGCGCGCCGTCGAAATCCTAGTGAAGCATGAGCCCGAAGACTGGTTTAAGGTGGGCGCGACCGAGCCGACGTACGGGGCGCGTGGCCATGGCGGTGGCGGGATGTCGCCGGCCAGAGCTTCCAAGTTTGAGCGGGACGTTGGCTTCCTCGCTCGCACCGACTACGGGATCGTCAACCTCACCAAGTACAAGGGCAGCATCGGCGCCAAGTGGGGATCGTCTGGCGTGCCCCGTGAGGTACAGGACCTCTGCCAGCAGAACCGGGTCGGTGTCATCACCCTGGTCCGAACGCAGGACGAACTGCTGGACGCCATCGTCAACGGGTACGCCGCCCACTCAGGGCAGAACGCATCCTGGTCCGCCGACTCCGACAAGCGTGGCATTCACTACCGCACACCGCGTGGGTGGAATCACGACATGGCTATCGTGGGAGTAGATGACTCCAAAGAAATCTTCCCCTTCCGTGTCTGGATGATTGCCAATAGCTGGGGTGCGTGGAACCAACAGCCGAAGGCATGGCCCAAAGAGTACGGCGAGTGGGTGCCCGGCATGATCCTCACGTCTGCAGAAGACTTCGATGTCTGCGTCTCGTCGGGTGACTGTTGGATTTACGGGAGCATCGACGGCTACCCCGCTCAACGTCTTCCTGATTACGGCACCATAGGGCTACTGAACCATGGTGACTAGCCTGCTCATGCTCTTGGCGCCGGTCGATTACACCGCAGCCGTGGCGGTGCGAGCGGCGTACGTCATCAACATCCAGTCCGAACCCGTGGTGAAGAAGTGCTGTGGCCTGTGCCGCAACGGCCTGATCACCCACGGCGACGGCCACCAGACCCCGTGCCCCTGCCCGCCGGACTGCAAGTGTAAGACCAAGGGTGCATGCAAGGACGGGACGTGCCCAGCGAAGCCAGCAAGGTAGCTGCGGAATACTTCAGTCGCATGCTGGGAGAAGTGGTGACGAGTGCCATGCCAACAGAAGCCAGCAAAGTCGCAGCGGAATGCGTACGCCGCACCCGGGCCAACAGGATCAGCAGCCATGCCAGGAAGGTCGCACTCATCGCCATCATGCTGTCACCGGATGGGGAGGTGGATGCCCCGGCATTCCGCAAGCAGATACGGGAAGAGTACGCCCGACGCTACGAGTGCGGGTCGGTCTTCTTAGTGATTGTACTGCCGATACTTATTAACTTGATCTCCGCCTGGATCATCCGATGGTTAAGCAACCGCAGCCACGATTTAAATTTACGTCGTCTGAGGACGGAGGCGTTCGACGCACTGTGATCCGCCTCGCCTGCACGTACGACGGGCATACGCATGTCTACGAATATCCCCCCGATGAAGCCAAGGATGCAGCCAAGATGGTGGCGCTGCATGTCCATGAGGGTCAGTTACACGCTGCCGCCGGCAGCATATTGTGTCGCATGATTTTTTCGGGGATGCGCGATGAGTGAATCGGCTGAACTGTGGATGATCGGTATCTCCGTGGCTGCGGCAGTGGTGCCGTGGGCCATGTCGATCCATGCCAAGGTCGCGGTGATCGCGAAGAGCGTGGAAGAGTTGCCCGATCTGGTGCGAGAGCTACGCGAAACACTGGAGGAGCATGAGGTGAGATTAGATAAGCATGACCAGGAAATTGCGTCTCTCAAAGTACAGACAAAGTCTGGTTATTGAGTACCAGCCGCTCGTCCAGATACTCGGCAAGTACTTCCTGCAGAACCGGCCGCACTGGCAGCGGTCTGTGTACCTCTCCGACCTGGAGGGGGAGGGATACCTCGCCCTATGCAAGGCTGCTCGCACGTACGATAAGACCCGCCTGCCCTACCCCAAGGCGTACTTCGCCAGGGCGATCCTCAACTCCATGCTGAAGCACATCAAACGCGCAACCCGCCAGCCAGGGCTGACGAAGATCAGTCTGCAGGAGGCGGCCGATCTGCTGCCGGAGTTCGATCAGCTAGACCACCTGCGGATTGCCATCGATGACCTGCCATCAGAAGACAGGGAGATCGCCACCGACAGGTTCGTCGGCGGGTCTACCCTGCGGACGCTGGCAGAGGACCATGAGATACCGCTGCGGGTGGCGTCCCTGCGGGCTGCGCGCCTAGCCAAGACGCTTGCGGCACAACTGGATATCCGGCTCTCGCCGCGCGGCACAAACTCCGCACATCGGGCGGGTGATACCAACCAGAAGAAGTCTTTTTCGCCGCCGGCTTGCGTACGTTCTCGCGGCAAAGGCAGAGGGTGATCGCATTCCAGGACATGCCACGGTCCCGCATGTCCACCACCCGGTTGCCTAGCACACGCTCGCGTTCGCACGGCACCCACTCACCTGCCCCCCGCACCCAGCCAAAGGGACGGGTGCCAGCGTAGGGTTTGCCGTTCCGCCGCAGGTAGCCGAAGGCATCGGATACTCGCCGGCCGATCCGCTTGCGTTCGTACTGTGCCCAGCTTGCGAACTGGCAGAACATCATCTCCCCCTCGTCCGTGGCCGTGTCGATGGGGAAGTCCAGGATAGAGAGCTTCACCCCATACTGCCGCCATGTGGCCAGAGTACCGGCCGCATCGGCGGTGTTACGCCAGCCACGGTCCAGCTTGGTGACGAGGACGAGGTCACCCTTGTCCAGCAAATCCCACATGACTTTCCCTTGCGGTCGGTCACGCAGGGGCACCTTGCCAGAGACATCCTCGTCGCAGAAGACACGGTCAAAGGTGATGCCATGCTTGGCGGCATGGGCCTCCAGTTCCTGCCGCTGGTTATCCAGGCTGATCGACTGATCGTCTGTGGAGACTCGGCAGTATCCGTAGATCATGCGTCACTCAATGAGGAGAAGAACAGAACGGCCAGCACAATTGCGCCACCCACCAAGAAGTCTGCTAACGGGGACATCACTTACCCTCCATAAGTATACGCAAACAAATGTCTTTTAACTGACCCGCAATCAACATCAGGATGCATGTCGCCAAGACATGCAGAACCTGTAGTACCTCCCTGTACATCGGCTCCTCCTTACTTCACAACGAACAGATAATGCGAACCCTTATGCTCTGCCACGACGCGGCGACCATCGGCACCGGACCACACGGTGAACTCATCGTCCATCGGCGGCGGCTTGGGGGCCCCGGCTTGGGACGGGCAGACCTCGCGGAATTCGCCGGAGGTCAGGAGTTCATGGACAAGAGGCGGCCCCATGCACGCCTGGAATGTAAGCCATTGCTGGGCCATGGTTGCTGCCGATGCACCCGGGGTGCGAGCAAGCTCCTGAATCTCACGCAACGCAGCCCCGGCCCCCTTGATATCGATGATGTGGCTGAAGATTTTCGCCACCACCTTGGTATCAAACAGCCACGACAACGCATCCATATCGTCTGCAAACATCTGCTTCATCGATCCTCCAAAGTATTCGCATCGGTCCTGAACTGACGGACGTACTCACGCAGTAACGCCCCGGTAGCAAACAGATTCTTCGGCTTCCTCGCAGACTGGGTTGCAGTCTCCTCATCCCGCTTGTCGGCCACCTCGGCCGCCTCCTCCAAGGCATCTGCCAGGAATCGCAGGGTGTCCTCATCGAAGGAGTACACGCCCGGCTGCCGCGTCTCGGTGGTCATCACTTCCCCCTGTACTTGTTGACCAAAGCCTGGACGGACTGCACGTCTACAGATCGTGCATTGAATTCCGGCAGGCCCTTCACCCCACGCTGACGGTACTCCTTCAGCCGTTTGCATACGGCCTGATGGGTTACCCCCAACTCCTCCGCCACATCGGTAATCGTACCGTCCGCATGCTTCATCACTGCGGCAATGAACTTGTCGGCCGGTGTCTTCGGCGCTCGCTTCTTAGCCATGAGCCTCGCTCTCCTTGGGAATCTGTGGCCACACGTCACCGCCCAGCCACTGGTCAAAGTCATCCACATACATCTCCACGTACTCGGGCTTGTACCCATGCTTCTTCAGGGCGCGGTCCAAGTCCGACATCTCGCAGTCCTCTTCCAGGTACAGCACCCCGTTCCGCTCGGTGAAGTCTGTGCCCAGGCCGATGGCTTTGCACAGCACACTGGGAACCTCCGCCCAGCCATGGCCGGGGTCAGCGATGTACCGCAACTGAATGTGTTTCTTCGGCTTCGCCGTTTTCTTAGCCATCACTCCTCCTCATTCCTGGTTAGGAACATCACACTGCGCCACGGCGTGTGCGCCACGCCGCGCAACTCATCCAGAACAATCAGTTCGATCTTCTCGGCAATGCGGCTGAGGTCATACTCGTCGCACGTTAGGCCAGCACAATGAAGCCACTCAGCTACTACCTTCTTGCGTAGCGGAGTGAACTCAACCATCCGCATCGGCGGGTACGCCTCCTCCAGTCGCCATTCATTCGCAGTCTTAGCCATCACGCTTCTCCTTTGACTTACGCACGTAGTACCCATCCATCTCCACCACAATGTTGGCGACTGCTTCACGCAGGTCATCGGGCTCCCAGTCGCACTCGCCGTCCAGATGCATGCCGCACTTAATCAACAACCGATACATTTCGTTGGCGAGAACGTCCAGGCTGCGTGGATAGTCTGCGGCCTTAGCCATCACTCACCTCCTGGGCTTTGAACTCCGCTAGGGACTGGGCTTCGGCCCTCACTTGCTCATCCACAAAACCACGCTCTGCATCCATGGCTGCCTCAAAGGCTGCTCGTTCGCCAGCGTCCGCTGACTGCACGATAACGTACGCCCCAACGGACTGTTGGTAAGCCCACTTCGGACTGATGCCGGCGTCAAACAAATGGGATACCACCCGGGACCGCAACTGTTCAGCGATGTCGCTGTAGTTGTTGGTGTCTTGGGTCACACCAGCTTGCTGCTCGGCCGCGTCGATGGCTTCGGTCATCGCGTCTAGCCAGCACTCCAAATGCCATATGAGTTGCATCACATCACCTCCTTCTAAGTATCCAGGAAAGGGAACTCCTCTTTCGCCTGGGCGGCATCAGCATCGGTGCCGAACAACCCAAACACATAGCGGAACGCAGCAAGGCAGCCGCTGTTGAACCCGTGTTCCCAGTCGCCATGCTCCCCACGCAGGCGATCCACCTCGTCAGGGTATAGGCCGCACACGCGGTCGACGGCCTCCCCCGCAGCGGGCCTGTCCTCCGGCCGCTTACGTGCCAGCCAGACGAGATCGAAGTACTTCTGCTCAATCTCTTTGACGGCAGCTTCAATGTCAGACTTCTTCATATACCACCACCTCTCCAGTGTGTGTTGCGGATACCCAATCGCCTTCTGGATACCAGACTAAGAGCGGGCCTGCCCAATGTTGGTTCAGGCACCCTACCTCGCACGCCCCGCGGCGGAGTCTCGCAACCTCCGGCCGGTAATTGGGCACCACGATTGCCTGATAGGGGTAGCCAAAGTGAGCGCAGCATTCCTGCGCCCGCACGGAAACAGGCTGGCGTGCCGCCTCCTCGTACGTCATGCGGAACGTGCATGCCATCACATCACCTCCGGGTTTCTATCGCACCAAGATTGGTACACATCCTCATCATCAGGCAACCATGATACAACCTCGCCGCCCATTTGCATAGCGGCTCCGGTGTAGATCACGATCTGCCCGTCATCGTCCTCGCATATCCGACAGTTGGGATACAACTCCCGGGTGATACGAGCGAACTGCTCGGCCGTGCCGTCGAACTCTTGGATCATGCTTCCTCCAAAAGAAAAAGCCTGATCTCCTGGTAGAGATCAGGCTCTAGTCGTCGGGCCAAAGACTCCGCCAGCACAAGCAGGCGGATCGCCTTGTCCACTGTCTCGTCAGTCCAATGATCGCTCCTTGCCATCATCTACCTCCGTGGTGATACCTTCGGCCTTGGCGATTGCTGCACGGGCAGCAGTGAGTGCGGGGTCTTCCGTAGCCGGGCTGCCGTCGATATGCAGAGAGCCGTCATCACTAAGATCGATGAACGACTGCAAGGCAGCCAGCAACTCCGGGGCAGCGGCGATGAGGCGGGCGTTGTCAGTCGCCTCGCCGTCATCCTTTGCGAACACGCCGCACACGGCACCGATCCTGCGGCGCTCCTGCACACAGTCGTACATGATCTTGTGGGTGTGCTGCACGTCGGTCGGGGTGGGCATCACAGACCACGGCCCAGGTGTATGTGCCATCACGTTTCTCCCTCAGAAAGAAATGACTCAACCAGCCGCGTGCAGTCCCTCTGCAAGTCGGCGTCAAACGGATGCCCAAGATTGGGCCCAGCAAACCAAGACTTCCACTGTCGCGTGGGTTCGCGGATTTCGATCCACGTTACTTTCAGTTCCTTGGCTGCACGCTCGCATGCCATGCGGACGCGCAGCGGAAGCCGACTCTCGCCAGTCCGAACCCCGAACATGAACTCGCTCATCACTCATCCTCCTCATCGGACCACTCGGTGCAGGCATCGGAGAACGTCTCCTCAATGTGCCAAGAATCACAATCAACGCCGGCGCCCTTCAGCGATTCGGTGAGGGAGTCGATAGCCCACGTAGCCTCGGCCCCATTCGGGTCGCTGATATCCGGGTAACGAAACACAACAAGAACTTCCATCAACCCACCTCCTGTTTCGCGTGATCTTCCCACAGCCGACGCTCAATAACGTCTAGCGTGCCCGTGTATTCCGACCGTCCGATGTGCGTGAAGTACTGGCCGTCCTTTAGCCCGGCAATCACGCCCACCTCATAGACCCACACCGACTGCACGTTGTCCGGCACATAACCGAAGTGGTCTTCCAGAATGTCATGCTCCAGACCTTGCGTGGCCTGATGCTGTGTCGCTCGCCAGTCTTCAAAGGTCATGCCTCATCCTCCTCGTCGCTAGTAGTTTCAAACCCAGCCCAACCCACTAAGCAGTCGCGGTTGCGAGCATAGATCGCAGTGTAGGTCACGCCCACCACGAACTCGTCAGGCATGAGATACCCATGCTCGTCCTTCTCGTTGACCCATTCCCGCAGATCACGCATTGTCTTCATCGTCTTCCTCCAAGTCTTCCAGCACGGCCTGCTGGCACAACGCTGGCAGGTCAGACCAATCGATCACTCGCTCCCCTTGTCTCCGCGTAGGCCGGAACGAATACTCGCCGTGCATCCCAACCCCTTGCGGATGGAAGGGATCGGCGCTCATGTCCAGAGTGGGGTAATGCCACGCATCCTCGCTGTGAAACGGGGCGTATACCACCGTGTACCTGTCGCATGTGGCGCCCTGGTTGTCATAGATGGCGACCACCCCGTCCGGGTAATCGGGCCGGGACTTGCGGCATGGTGGACGCTCGCCGCAGCGACTAGGCATATGCAGCCTCCAGTTTAGAAAGGATGTCACGCAAGTCTTGGATGAGGTACGAGTCGCTTGCTGCTGGGCCGATAGCACCGCCGGAAACCCACGTTGCCTTTCTCTCTTGCAGGAAATCAATTTGATTCAGAAGCAACTGCCGCACCTCCTCGCCTTGGTCAGCAGTCCAATCAATCTGCGGCATTGGCGTTCTCCTTGTAGGCATGACCGATCATCTCGCTGGTCCACCCGGCCCGCTCCAGCAGGAGGCGAAGCGTGCGGTTGGCCCGAATGAGGTCAGAAAGTCCGTCTTCCAAGGACGCGGCCCCATCGGGATCGTTGTCCTCTTCAATGTACGCCTTCTGCTTCTTGCGCCCTCGCCGCACGGTTTCCATGAGGGTCATGCATGCCGTGTCGATAGCCACGGCCTCGGTGTTTGAGATGTCAATCGCGGGCATTGGCTGTCTCCCGAAAGTAGAAGCTAGTCCAAGGGTTGTGCAAAGATTCTGGATGATTGTCTAGTTTGCAGAGGGTGCTGATCGGCTGGACAACAGCACCGCTGTTGTGAACCAGCACGCTGCACCACGGCTCCTCCATCTGCTCGGGCGTGACGGGTATCGTCTGCATGGACAGCCACTGCTCATCTTGTGGGCAGATGTAATGCTTCTCCGTCACGCGGCCGATACGCCCATACTGATCTCGCACCCAGTCTCCCAGGCAGATGTCCTCGGCGTTCTCAACCATCGACATTGACCACCTCCTTCTCATACACACCGGAGTACCACCCGGTGCAGTCCTCTACCCAGAACCCAGCAGCCGACAACGCATCGGACAACTGTTCGATCTTGCCGTATTGCCCGCCATCGTAGTTCACGTACGGGTACAGCGGATCACCAAGGTAGTGTTCCAGAATCAGCACCGCATTCTTGCCGTACTCGCCGCCCCACCCCTCACTGGCGTGGCACGAAAAGTCCTGGCCGACCACAGACTCAATCACGGCTGCTGCCTTGGCCATCTTGGCGAGGTGGCGGGATGTCATTGCTTGCCCTCCCGGATCGCCCGCCGGACATCGTCAATCGCATGGCCTACCAGCCGCTGGTGCCGGTATTCCTCCAGCGACAGATGCGGATCGTCGGATGTCTGCCAGTGGTACAGGAGATACGAGACGTAGCCCCTGTCCTCACTGCCCAGGTACACATCGGGGTGGTCGGTCGCCTCGGACCAGGACATGCCAGCCTCCTGCATGTCCCGCACCAGCCTTGCCTTGTGGCAGATCGAATCGTCGGTTTCGTCGCTGAAGTACGTGGCGTACCGCTTGGCGAAGTCCTCGCGGGCCTTGCTCAGCCAGTACCCACATGCCGCATCAAACGCAGACGCAGCCATGTCAGTTGTGTCGGCCATGCCGGTCTTAGTTCGCATTGACCACCTCCAAATGCACATTGCCACGGGACGAATCCCACTCACAGTTTACTGGATCATCGGACTCATCTGCCCGGTGATCCACACACAGCGTCCACCGTCCGTACAGATCACGGGCGGAAGACTCAGCCTCTTCACGGGTGGCAAAGCGAATGCCATTGCCAGCCCACTCAGTGCCCACTCGCACCATCGGTCGGTAACTCATCGCACGGACTCCTCTCTGTAGAAATCCATAGCCTCATGCACCAGTTGCGTGGGGCTGGGGGAAACGCTGTTGCGATACTGCCGGAACAGCCACATGTTGTCGTTGGTCACCAAGAATCCATCCGGCCTGCCGTTGTGGGCATCGAAGATCGCCTGCTCCACATGCCGCTGCTTGCCGCCCTGCTTCCCGCAGTTCAGCCGATCCCAGACGATGCGGAGCAGCAGCTGCCTGTCGTTATCGGTCATCGCAGTTCTCCTCTTCTCCAAGGAACCGACTGCACCACTCTGGTGTGTCGTAATCGTTCTCGTAACCAGTCGCACCGACATCGCTCATGGCCTGAACGCAGACCTCTAGGGCATCGGCGGTATGCCCATTCCGTAAGAGGGCTACCGTATCGCTGACGGCATTGGCCAACCGCGAGAAGTTGCGGGTGAACTGCCGCATATCACGCATCTGATCACGCATCTGATCGGCAACCTGAGCCATGTCGCCAAGCAGAATGCGAAAGTCCTGGTCATCCAGCCCGTGGGTGCGGGTATCCGTCCGCGGATTGCGTGGCATCTCAATTCTCCGTTCGTACTAGGTACACCCTGTGTCCATGGAGCGAACGCCAAGTCCGCATCCATTCCTCTGCTTCCCAGCGGTCATCAAACGTCGCCACGATCCGCTTCCTGGTTCGTACTGCCCACATAGCACACCTCCTTGTGGCCTAGTAGAAAACCGTCTCCTTGCCCATGCTGTCGGTACGCACGGACTTCAGGGCATCCAAGAACTCTTCGGCTAAGTCATCGTTGGCAAGATCACGGGCCGCAGACGCAGCCGCCGCAACGAACGCAGGCAGACTGCCAACCACGGCCGATGTTTCCTGACCGAACATCCCGCGACCGCTGTAGTCGGACTCTTCGTCCAGGCTGTAGTCGCTAGTCGCAATTGCATGCGCAACCCAAGTCTTCATCGCATTCCTCCGGTGTAAACGTGTACACAATCCCACAATCCCGGCATCTCGCATGACCTACGTCACCGAGAACACCGGCAAGCGACACCTCAACGCAGTCACATAGGGGGCATTGCATGGGTCACTCCTGATGGATGTGAATAAGTTTGTCGATCAGGGAGTCGCACCAGTTCCGCACCTCTTGCAGTACATCGATGGCGTCGTCTGGTGAGGCGACTGCCCCGCTTTCCTGGCAGTCCTCCAGGAACTCATACAACGCCCGATACTCCGACTGCCCGACGTTGTCTGGGTCAGGCAGGGTGTAGTCACCGATCCTTAGTCGCATTGCTCTCCTCCTCCACTATGGAATCGATCAGGTTGCCGGCTAGCTCGCGCCAGTTGACAGAGCCCATGGCCGCATTGAGCAGGTCCGAGAAGACGCCTTGCCGCAGCTTCAGTTCCTCCAAAGCCTCGTCGTATGCATCCCGCAGACGCTCCTCCAAGGTCAGGCGGGCGTTGATTTCCCGCGTAAACTTCAGGCCCGACTCCGTGGTATCCGTAGCCTGACCGTATGTCTCTCGGGCTGCATCCAGCCAGTACTGCTGGTCGTATGGGTCGTTATCCATATGCACTGCCACCAGCCACGTTTCGTAGTTGGTGTAGTTGTTGTGGCCTTCGCTCATGTCACTCCTCGTACTTGTAAAAGCCACAGCCATTGCCGTTCACATCAACCAGCCCGCCACGGGACTCGCCGTCCTTCTCACAGCGGTTGGCAATCTGACGCAGCAGACGCACCACCTCATGGGTGGGGTCATCAGCGAATGCGTCATCGTCACACCGAATCTCAACCACGAATCGCATGTCACGCCTCCTCGCTAAAGGGCTCCATAGGCTCGTCTTCTCCGACCGGGTACACGAACCGGGTCGCAATGTGCAACTCGCCGTTGTTGTCCTGCCAGAAGTAGGCGTCGGGGAGTATCGGGGTGATCTGTGCGATCAGTTCTCGCAGGGTCATGTCATTACTCCGCGTAAAGGGACACTGGTATGTAGGAACTAGATGCATGGGAAAACTGGACTTTTTTGGTGATGCTGTCCGCAAGTTGGCAGGTGCCGACGAACTGGCGGAACTGGCAGTCCGGCACCCGCAGTACGCGGATGCCATCCGAATGCTTGGCGAGGGGCAAAGACTTCCGCCGAGCGATCAGTTAATCACTGTCTTGCCTGACCAATCCTGGACTGTGACGGACCAGCTAGGCGGCAAGGCATACGGCACGTTTGAGCAGGCCGTTGGGCCGCATCCAATTGAGCCACCGTACTGGGAGCCTTATCGCAACCCAGCCCGCAACAAGGTTGCACGCATCATTCGCATGGACGCCGTGCCGGGCGAACTGAAATTCACTCCGGCGGAAGACCTGTTTAAGCGTCGTGGCTTCCTGTCTGGCCTGCTGGACACGCTAGAGCAGCAGGACGCATCGCGGCTCGCCATTCATCTTCAAAGCCAAGACACGCAGCAGGCCATGCGAAAACTAATGGACGCCGGACGCGTGCATCCCATCGGACGCGGCCCATGGGAAGAGCCGAAATACCCGCGGCTATTCAATCTTCAGCCGCCCCGGTAGTGTGGCGGTCGCACGGGTTAACCCAACCGCCTGGCTCTGCTTTATCATGCCGCAGGGCTGGATGTGCCAGCCTCGGCCTTCCCAAAGCCTCTTCCCGGGTGTGGAAGCCTGAAGTGTGGCACCACTCGCCGTCCGCTTGTCGCTCCATGCGGACCCAGCATTTCAGGTCGCTGGAATAGTAAGCGTCTACCATGTCACGCCTCACGTAAGGGTTTCCGAATCGCATGGGAGGATAGTCAGGGCACAGTTCCATGATACACCTCACGCCTGAAGGATGGGCAGGTTGGCGACGGCAGACATAATCGCCTTGCCACCATGCCCGGGGATGTAAACGTCCACCAATTCCAGACCGACTTTCCGCCGGCCTGCACCGTCGCACAAATTGCACGTCAGGCAGGACAGCCGATGACCGGCTTCCTTACTGGCAGGACAGAGCCGTTCACCCTCCACCGGCTCGCCTCCACGCATAGTGCGGAAGGTACGCCAGCCGAGACTCTTGGCATGCTCGTATGACCAAGGCCCGGTAAGACCATGGACGGATGCCATGAGAAACTGCTTGTAGCCCGCATACTGCACGTTTGACCACTGGTGAGTATAACCCGTCCAACCGGACGAAATACTGGCCAGATGGCGCACAAGCTCCAGCGGAATCAGCACCGGCTCGCCGTAGGTGCCGAAACGCACCTTGCGACCCCGGATGTACTGATCATGCAGAGCAGGGACATAGTCCACGTAACGGCCACGTTTGAACGCACCGTACACCATGGCAGGCCCCTGCCCGACATTCACATAGCAGGCCCGAAAGTTCTTCTTCTTCCGAGACCTGCGTTTCTGCGTAGCAACTAGGCCACGCATAGGGCAATCGTTGCAGATACCAACGTCACCCCCGGTACGCACCGCCTGAACCGGATGCACATGTGACCTAATGATGTAGGTCTGGAGCATCTTGCCCGTCTTGCTATTAGAAGACTTCCCCAGTGGCATGATCACCACGTAGGGGCTGCCATCAAAAGCAGACGTGCCCCGGTGCAGAATGACACCGAGCGGCTTGGCGGTGCGTGATCTTGCGACCATATGCACCTCCGTGAATGGCTACCGAACGGCAGCCGAATAGCCCGCCATGCTGTGCGGTTGCTGCATGGACCCCCGGGCCGAACTATCCGGGGGCGTTGTTGAGGGTTAGCCTGTCACGCCGCTGATAGGCATGACCCAGGCCCTCGCCGTCCGTATTCCATGCAGCCGCCGGACCTCACCCGCTAGCGGGATCGGATTGGCAGCACAGTCAGCCCATGGCGGGCTATTCGGACACCGTAGAAACGGCACCTGATCCCAGGCAGGCAGGCATTCAGGGACTTTAGTGCGGACGCGATGCCGCTACCCCTGCCCACCTGCCCAGGATCGGATGCCGGGACAGGGGATCACTGCTCCCCTGCCCGGCGGCCCGATTACTTCACCTTCACAGGCCGACCATCTTTCATGGTCACCTGTGCGTACCACCTATGCGGCTGGGGGTAGTGCGGACCCTCCACGGTGTATGTCCCGTTTCGGTAATCGCCACCACCAAACGGCCCAGCCTGGAACAGTCCGAAGACCATCCCCTGCGCAACTGCTTCTTTCAGCTGCTTCTTGGACTGGAAGTTGTGATCGCAGTACATGAAACCTCCACACCTGCCCGCATGCGCAGGAAGCAACACGCTTCCTACTCGGCATGCGTGAATGGCTCACGCTTACACATGCACACTTGGCACAATAAAAAACCGGAAGTTTTTTCATGTTGCCAACTGATCGCATAAGCGAAGCCAGTGAAACGCGGTCACTCCTGCACGGATGCAAAAGTGGCCCGCGTTACAACTTCTCAACTTTGTTTCGCGGTCGTCATGCTTTCGCATGCGTGAAACGCTCAACACCTATATATGCACAGTTGGCCCAATATAAAAACCGTAGCGGGCAATGATTTTTTATCCTAACAAAATCCTAACGTAATCCTAACTTGTGTTATGACGATGACCACACTATGATCCCACTACGCGATGGCAATTGAGACTGTCGCGAGACTTAGCAGGAGGATACGAGCAATGGAAACCATTAAGAGCCTTACGGGCATGGCAGATACTGTGGCGGGCTTCTGTGCTATCCCGGGCATGGCAGAGAAAATCCGGGAAGCCTTCTATCGTGATGCACGGCGTGAAGGGCTTTCCGAATTCGATGCGGACGACGGAGCCCAACTCGCCTTTACGCGATGGCTGGAGTGTGAATTAGAGCCTGTACACGCGTACTACAGTGTACGCAAGTACATGCGAAAATCCCGTTACATGGGCTTCAGCGGGGCACGACGGGCAAACCGTCGCAAACTGTGGGAACCCATCCACGCCACTAACGCCCGCATGAGAGGGGAATGGGTAGACAATCCCGCCATGCTCGCCGTGGGCATGGAAACGGCTGAAGCCCTCCTAATGACAGCATGCGGACGGAATGCCCGAGCGATACGCTCCATGTCCCGCGACGATATCAAAGCCATGGCATGCCCTGATATGCGGGGGGCTTCAGAGCGCGAGCCCGGGGAATGCCCGCGAGTGGTGGCCCATATCCCCCGTACGCTCCCGCCCACGAAGCCCATGCCAGCCATGCCCGGCGATGGTACGGAGTGGAGGGCATCCGATCCCGAATGGCAGGAGATTGAACCGGGCCACTACGTTAGCCTGTTGGGCCAGTAGTGTACGAATGAGCCCCTATCCCCGCGGGGGGGTAGGGGCGTTTTTCTTGCGCAGCGGGGATAGTGTACGGGTGAACAGGCCGGGGTATATGCAAGGGGATTGCAAGAGTGGGAAGTGAACGGGGGTATAGTGGGGGCAATGCACTGCAAGCCAGAGCGGACAGGCGAACCCGCCCAGTAAATTAGAATAAATCCTCGTTTTAGAGGGGTAAGCCTGCCCACTACCCTATCTCCAATCGTGGTAGGGACTTAGGACAAGGCCGAAAGGCTAGGCGACACGCGAAACAGCCCCCCCGACCCCCCCCCAAATCGTCAGCGGATTCATGTCATATCCACCCCTGGATTTTTTCACCCCCTCTATCCCCAGGCTTTTTCCAGCCTTCGGCCCCCAGCTGTCGCTGCGTGTCGCAGGGCCTCTGGCGTGCGTTTTAAGCCCCGTTCGCTTCCTGTTGACACTTGTCCAGTAGGAGCCCCCGTAATGACCTGTAATTGCAAATGCTGCTGTGGTTGCTGTTGTGACGGGTCCACGGGCTCCCAGACCCTGGAGTCCCCCTGCACCGCACCCAAGGTCTTCCACGGTAAGGGGACCATCTGCGATGTCTGCTGTGATCTAGGTGAGATCAGGGATGACATCGACTCTGAGGAGGACTGCCCAGGTACGTGGGTCACCAATGGGCGGTGCTTGGAGACACCCTGCGAGACGCCGTGTTCCGGCCCCTGCGACGAGGAGAACCCGTGCCCCGAAGGCTGCGAGTGCGTGGATGGGGAGTGCGTGGCTGCGGTTGGCTGCTGCTGTATCGGCGGCTCTCCCGATCAATCAAAGACCACGCAGTTTTCCTGCGAGTCTGCTGGTGGAACGTGGAATTCAGGCGCGGCGTGCGCAAGCGCGGCAGCGGACTGCCGCTGCTGTACGGAGTTTAAGTTTCTGTGCATTACTCAATTTGACAGCGGGGACTTGAGTGGCGTAGGCCGTGAATGCGTTACAGAGCCTCCGCGTCAGATACCAGCGGAAGCCGGTTTGATAGCAAGCGTCAGGGGAACCGTAATTTCATGCGGGACTCAGGATCAATATTGCAATCAGATTTGTTATTCTTGCGGCGAGGAAGACGGCGACGGTAATTTCGCCAACGTGCTGAGATTTCAATACACGACATTGCGCGCAGTGGACAGCTGCGATGACTGCTCTGGCACATGTGTGCCATGGGGCGACACTTCTGTCTTGGATAATGGCTACTGGGAATTGCTCTGTAATTGCGCCGCCTCGCAAGCAGTCAATCCGTGCGCGGACAACCCACTCCCATGATCACCTGCCATCGCATTTATCTCGCCGCACGCTGCCTTCAACGCGGCTACACGCTGGACGAAGTGCGGGCCTGCATCGTCAGCGAGGACGGCGACCAGATCACGGTGGACGAGACGCACAGCAGTTACCCCCGCGAGCCAAAGCCTGGGTTCGCGTCTCCGAAGCCGCCGTCCCCAGCCCCCGGCCCCGGCACAGAACTCAAAGCCCTCCTAAAGACCATCGGCATCACCGCTTCTCCGGGATGCTCATGCAACAAACGCGCCGCCATCATGGATGAAAAGGGCTGTGACTGGTGTGAGGAGAATCTGGACGAGATCGTCGGCTGGTTGAGGGAGGAAGCCACTAAGCGCAAGCTCCCGTTCTTGGATGTGGCCGGCAGGATTCTGGTGCGGAAAGCCATTAAGAACGCCCGCCGGAAGCAGGGACATTGATCTCTTAGGGAGATCACCCATGTACGGCACGACTGTCGGCCAGCGCGATTACGAGGCGGAGGACGCCGAAGAGCGTGCCGTCCTTGCCAAACGCAATAAGGCCCTGCAGCTAAACCCGGAGTGGTACGAAAGCTCCGACCAGATGATGGAAGACATCCAAGGTCGCAAGGCTGCGGATGCCGCCGCCCGCAAGGCCGCCATCCAAGAGCGGGCTCAACAAAGGGGCGGGTTCTCACGACAAGGCGGCTTCGCCACAGGAAACACTATGTACAACGTAAACGCAGTCGCCGGCATGGCTGGCGCGATGGGCGCCCAGCAGGGCAATGCCCTTCAGAACATGATCACCCAGACCACCAATGCGTGGCAGGATGAGCATGATTCCCGTGTCTCCCAGAACCGGGAGGCCCGTCGCATGCAGCATGAGAAGGACATCGAACGCATGCGGATCGAAGCCATGCTGAAGCGTCTGGAGATGGAGCGTCAGAACACTGGCCCCCGACCCCTCATGGCCGGAGACGGCTTCGCCATCTACTGATGTTTGACTTCCTCTTTGAAGACGACTGGGACGTGGACTGATGCCGCCGCTTCGGTTTGCGGACTACGCCCTAGATACCGGCAAGTATCTTGCGCAGGCCGCTTCACAAATGGATGACGGCGGCGAAGCCATTCGCCGGCTGTCGCAGGTTCTGAGCGACTCAGCCATGCACGAAGTGCTGGCGTCTCCGGGTGGGCGAAATCTTGCGGCTGGCGTGGCCGCGCTGCCAGATGACAAGCTGCCGTTCGTCAACGATGCCGTCCTGCGAGGGATGTCCGTCAGGCAGGGGCTGCAAGTTCTCAATGAGCCTCAGATAGTCGATAGCCTGCGCCCGCTTCGGGCAATCGATGATGCGGCCGAGCGCGAGCGGGCGTGGAACACCATGGAGGAAATCGTGCCGCGCGGCACCATGCCTCCTCCCGGCACGCCCATGTACACCGTCGATCCGTACGCCGCGATTGCGTTGCGATATCCGGAGGACATGCGTGAAGCGGCGGCCCGCAGGCTCCCCAACCCGCAGCAACTCACCGGGCTGCCGGAAGTTCCTGTCTTCATGCGGCAGGACTCAGGAATTCAGCACGGAAACAGCGTGAGCCTTGGCCGCGCACCAATGAGGTACTTCGGCGGTGAGGATTTCCCTCGCCACCGTAGCGCGGAAGTGGCCGCCAACAACGCCCCATGGACCGTGAACTCCGTCTTGGAGCATGAATTGGGCCACACCATCCAGCCGCGAGCGGAGGTGTTGGCGCGCCCAAGGACTGCCCTCTACAAGTCGAATGAACACAACCCAAGCAAGTCGTACTTCGCGCGCCGGGCGGAAATGGCGCAGTACCTGGGCGAGGTGTCGCGCGCCAACGCTCGTCTGCATGGCAAGTTTATCGAAACGCCACGCCAAGCCGACGACGCAATGGAGTACTTCATGGATGGCCCTGGGGCGACTTACCCGCTGTCCGGCGGCGATGTCGGCGCCCTGTCCTTTTACTGGCGGGCCTACAAGAACAACCCAACGGCCCGTAAGTACATCTCCAACATGCTGAAGACCGTGTACGGCGTTGGCGGGGCGATGGCCATGACGCCCGAGGACTCGCTCATTGAAAGGCTTGGTGAGCAGTAATGGCCGACTGGTTCTCCACTCGCGTGCCCGTCCACCCAGAAGATGCTCGCGTCTACAAGAAGCGGCACGACGATGCCGTGGATGCGTCGGCAGACATTGAGTCGGCCATGCGATCCCATGACCTTCTGCGGCTGAAGTTAATCGCAGAGGGCAAGAACAGCGCCGAGCGCGCCATGCGTCGGTCGGGCCCTGTGGACCAAGAAGCGGCTGCGAGGTTTGGCGTTAAGGTTGCAGATCACTACGGCGCATCCGGTCGGCCTGCGGGATTGATGGCTGCCAAGGGATTGTCGGACATCGCCGTCTACAGCACATCAAAGCCGGAGTCTCGCAACAACTGGCATCAGACTGTGCTAATACCAGAGCAGGTCGTCATGCACGCCTCCGAAGCGCTGTCTGGAGATAAGACTTTGGCCGACCGAGCGGCGCGATTGCTCATGGCCGTCCCCGCAGCGGTGTATCCAGACCTGGGCTACCCGGTGGAGCAGGCGTACGACCGGATGTACGACACCAATCCGGTGGGCGCAATGCTGATGGACTTCGCCATGCCCGGGATGGAGGTGGCAGCCGTGCCTGCCAGTCGGGCCGTGTCTCGCATGCGATACGGAGCCGGGGCCCCGACGCATCTCATCGACGCTTCCGGTGACGTGATCCGTCGTCTTCGCAACTCTCCGTGAACCAATGCCAAATCCAAGTCGCTATCTCGCTGACCTCTCCGATCTCCCCGCGTGGGTAGTCGATGACGTAGCCGCCGGACTTCCACGGGTCAATCCGGAGTCCTCCATGGAAGCCATGCTCCAAGCACGGCGGATGGTGGAGCGCACAAATCCTGGACTCTCGGAAGGGACTCAGGTCGGCTATCGCAATGGCCAAATGCGGGCCCCGATGCTTCCGCATGAATGGGACGCCGCAGAGGCTGAACGATTTGGCGACGGCTTCTACTGGAGTAGCCGCAAGCGGCCCGATGGACGACGCCGGCCGGTGCGGCTGCCGGAGCAGCCCATCCAGCCGTACCCATTTGATGCCGACGAAGCCCGCCTCACTCAAAGACAACTGACAGCCCAAGCCATCCTGGACAAAGGCCGACAGAACCCAGACATCCTGGCCAAGCTGCCGCCTGTCTTCCGTCTCCCAGTCTCGGACGAACTGATCATCCGCTTGGCAGCAGAAGCCCAGAACCCACTCATCCCCATAGCCCAAGGTGCAGCCATCGGCGCCGGTGCCACGCTTGGTGGTGGTCTGGCCTACGGTCTGGCATACCCGGATGAGGAGGTCCGCTGATGGACACCGAAGGCGACAAGATTCGCAACCTCATCCCAAACCGCCCTGTGCGTACTCCGAATCATCCGGAGAAGTCGCACATGGTCCTGGCTAAGTCAGGCGGCCAAGAGAAGCTCATCCGCTTCGGGCAGCAGGGTGTGGAAGGATCACCGGATGGATCGAAGCGAAACGAGGCGTTTAAGGCTCGTCACGCGGAGAACATCGCCAAGGGAAAGATGTCGGCGGCATGGTGGGCTGACAAAATTAAGTGGTAGCGGGGAGCTAGCGAGTGTCAGGGCTGCGGGCGGCATCGAAGTTAGACGAACTCGTTCAGAGGCTCGCCGCCTTCGCGAAGCCGCGCAGTCACATGGTGTCTCACGAATCCAGCAACCTGGACAGCCTCTTGTCCGGCGTGCAAGCCCGCAACTACGGCCTGTCGTTCGCGCGGCTTCCGCACGAGCGTGTCCCAAGCCCCCTGCCAAGCGAGCCTTCTGGCAGGAGGGGGATTGTCTACGCTACCGTGGATGGCCCGGGTGTCGATTACGCGGACGCGGGCGTGGCAGACCTCATCGACAACGCTTCGCAGCAGATGATTTCGCAATTCGGCAGCACGGACGGCTTGGTTCCAGCCATGAGAAATGCCGGGGTGTCATGGGTGAACAACTGGAACGGAATCGGTCTGGCGGATGAGCTGCAAGCAATTTCACCGGATGCGATCCGGATTCGCCGCGTGTTTGAGCTACCGATTGACAGATCGTACCGATTCGGTGCCCCGCCCACGCCCACGCCGCCGCCGCGAGCGTACTCGCTGGACGACTACTCGCAGCCGATATCAGTCATTCGTAATATTCGACGGGGTGGGCGCTGACGAGCCCTCACCGTAAATCGGTAACAAAAACCGACTTACTTGGACAGTAGTTCACCTAGAGGCCCCCCATAAGCCCCAAGGTGAAATATGTCCGAAGAAGTAATCCAGAACGACGTACAGACCGAAGCCCCCGTCTCGGCTCCCGTTGACACCGCTGCGCCGCAGTCTGCTCCCTCGCAGCCGGCGGCAGACTTCGACACACCATTCGGCGCGTTCCGCCACCTCCCCGAATTTGCCGGGCAGGACGATCTCGCGATTGCCCAGAACCTCTACCGTGCCTTCAACGGCTACGGTGAGACGCAGCGTCAGCTGCAGCAGTACCAGCAGGTCGTCCCCTACGCCCAAGAGTACCTGAAGAACCAGCGGGACTTTGAGGCGTGGAGGAAGTCCCAAGCCGAAGCGGCCCAGCCCAAGCCCCAGGCCGCACCCAAGTGGTGGGCGCCCCCCGAAGTGAAGGATACGTGGAAGAGCTACATCGTCCGCGATCCACAGACTGGCAAGGAAATCATTTCTCCGGACGCCCCGTACGAGGCGCAAGCTGCCCTGCGGGAATACCAGACCTATACCGCCGACTTCGCGCGGAAGCTGGTCACCGATCCGGAAAATACACTGAAGCCCTTCGTTGAGCAGGTCGCCATCCAGAAGGCGCAGGAGATGGTGCAGCAGCACCTGAACCAGTACCAGTCCCAGAACTATGTCAGCGACCTGGAGCGGCAGAATGCCGACTGGCTGTATGACCAGCAGGGGAACATCTCCCGTGAGGGTCAGGCCATCCAAGGCTACATCGCCCAGGCGTCCGAGATTGGCATCCAGGACCCCAAGGCCCGCTGGCAGTACGCCACCGGCATGCTGCAGCGGGACCTTCTGAACCTGCGCTACCAGCAGATGCAGGCACATGCGGCGCAGGGTCCGGCCGGGGTGCCAGCGCCCGTACCAGCGGCTCCGCCGCAACCGGCCGACCCAGTGGCCGAATCGAACATGCAATTCCTTCGGGAGCGTGCAACCCGCGCCCCCAATCGAAGTGCAGGAACCACAGAGCCTCGCGCACCGCGTGCGAGGATGAGCTTTGAAGAACGGCTGAAAAGCCAACTCGTAAGTGATGGAGTTATTTAATGGCCAGTAGCACTGACTGGGCTCGTTCCATTGCGACGACGATTGTCAACCATCTCCGTGAGGAAGAGGTTGCTTCGCTTCGCAAGTTTAAAGTGTTCGCTGCGTTGGAAGGCAGTGGAAACATCCGCACCAACATGTCGGGTCGTGGTTTCGACTGGGAAATCCAGTACAGAAATCATACCCCTTCTGGTAACAACGGTGAGACGCCCCGGTCGTTCGCCCGCCAGAATCTCTGGAAGAACGCCGAGCTGGAGTATCGTGGCGCTCAGGTGACCGACGCGATCTACAAGAAAGAGATGCTGGAAAATCGTAGTGCTTCTGCTCTGGTCAATGTTGCGGGCAAGATGGCCTCGCGTCTTCTTACCAGCATGGAGCAGTACCTCGCCAAGGAGTGGGTGGTTGACGGCTATGCGGCCGGCAACGAGCTTCGCTTCCACGGCCTGGAGTCGTTCCTGGGCTACAACGGCACGATCAACAAGGACACGGGTGCCACTCGCGTTGCCACCGGGGCCGATCCGTTTGCGGCTCCGTCCGACACCTACGCCGGTCTTTCGACCGTCCTGGGTGCCTACGGTGGCTCGCAGAAGACGGGCGTGTGGCCCAACGGTGAAGCCGATCCTGAGTATGACTTTTACTCGCCGGTTATCTGCAACTACACGTCGAACTACTTCGGTGGCACGACGTGGAGTGCGAATTGCACGAAGGCTCTGCGTGAAGCTCTTCACCAGACCCGTCGCAACGATACGAAGCAGGATCAGGTGGACATGTGCCTGATGGACCGTCGCATGTACATCGACTTCCTGAACAAGCTGGACGAGAAGGAGCGTGTGGTGGTGAGCCGCACGAACGGCCTCCGCAGCTACGGCTTCACGGATGTGTTTGAGTTCGACGGAGTGGAGTGTTCTTCGGAAAATTCGATTCCGGCCGGTGTCGCCTATGGTTTGGCCATCGGCAACATGGAACTCCTCTGCATGGAAGGCCAGCTGTACAACAGCGAGGGTCCGTTCTATGACGAGATCACGCAGCAGTACCGCTACGTTGTTTCTACGTTGGGCAACCTTAAGTTTAAGAGCCCGCGTAACTTCTTCAAACTCGCCGCCGTGGCCTAATCCAAAGAAAGAGGTGCGTTGACATGAGTCTTCTGATCGATCCGCCGTTCGCTCTCGGCCAGACCCTTGGGGTCACTTCGGCCAACGACGGCAAGAACTGGGTGGGGGTTATTAAGCAGTTCCCCGACGTGAATCCCATCACGGGCGTGGTCCGCAGCAACCGGGTGAAGACCTGCGTGGCTGTCCGGAACACCTCCGCTGGGGTGATCCTGCCGAAGCGCGTGGTGTCGTTTGACACCACCACGGCTGGCCTTGCCGTCTTCTCGGAGACGAAGGGCTACACGTCGGTGACGAACGAAGAGCGGGTGGGCGTGGTGGACGAGTACCTCCCGGCGACGGGCGTTGCTGTCAACGACGTGTACTGGGTGACGGTTGAGGGGCCGACCGAAGTGTCGGTTGCTCTCAGCGGTACGGATGTGGCTGTTGGCGACCGTCTGGCTGCGATCACCGCTGCCACGTCGGGTGCGACCACTGCCGGCCGTGTCACCAAGAGCGGCGTGGGTGCGGCTACGACTGGCGCTGGCGACAACAGCCTGGGCGTCATCGGTCGTGCGTGCAGCACGGGCGCGACGACCGGCGCTGCGGTCCTGGCCATCGTGAAGACCCGTTACTAATCTGCCCCTAGTGGGCTTATCGGGGGAGCGGCTGGCTGGGTAACTGGCCAGCCGCTTTTCTCGTATAGGGACCAATCGTGGATCAACCGGCCATCCAGAACTTGGACTTCCTGCGTGAACTGATCGCGGCCATCCGCGACAGCGAGTACGCCGACATGGCGAAGCTCCGCATGCTCCAAGGGTCTGGGATGGGTACTGACTCAATGACAAATCAGCAGGAGGATCGGCAATGAGTTCGCCAAGCTCGCAGATGACGCAGCCGGTTGGTTCGCCCGGTGGGTTTAAGACCCAACAAGAATACGACAATGCGTGGAAGGGCCTCGCAGACCTGAATAAGCGGATGTACGGTGAGGGCTCGTCCACGCGCACGCAGAACCAAGGACAGAACCAGTTCGGCACTCAGGCCCGGCCCCAGGGGCCTTCAGCCCCGCCATCGACCGGCGGCATGAACATGTCTGCGTGGGCTGGCGGCGGGAGCCCATCCACTACTGCGCAGTCATTCGCGCTCCCCGGCACGCGCACGCAAGGTGGCCAGCAGGGATGGGACATGTCCAATTATGGGAACATGGCAAACATGCCGCGGCCAGAAGTGGACTTTGGCCAGCAAACGCAGCAAGGCATAGCGCAGTTGGCCGCTGCCAACAATCAGCGTGCCGCCGCCTTGGCCCAGGTGCTAGACCAGGGCAAGCTGTACAAGCTCGCTGGCGCCACCAACCAGAACATTGGCCAGCCGCAGTACGACCCGATGGAGATGATGCAGAATGCCAACAGCATGGTGAACGCTGGCTGGCAGAACCCATTCGCCAACATCGCCGGGTTTGGCGTTCAGCCGCCAGCCCCTCCGTCAAACCCCGTAGCCGATCTCTTCCAGCGCAACGGCATCCAAGCCCCTCCCGGCTTCATGGATCAACTCCTTGGTGTCTTGGGCCAACAGGCTCCGCCGCCGCAGTTTGGCGGCGGCTACGAGCCAGTATCGCCGCCTCGCACTGGGGGCCCGTTCCCGCCGGAGCCGCCGGTCACCGGCCCGCAACGCTACACGCCCGTGCCGCCGGGATCGACCAATGGGGTATTCGATCCCACACAGCAGATCGTGAACGCCAATCGCTTCGTATCTGCCATGGAGCGCACAAACCCAAGCACATGGACAGACCAGCAATGGAGCGATTATGAGGCTGCCAATCGCGACAGCCTAGTGGCAGACAGGGGCGGGTACTTCCGCCGCGACGGGCAGGTGTACAGGTCATTTGGCAACGCAGTGGATCCGGACGGCAGTGGCAGGATTCGGGCGCCGGAGCTGATTAACGCAGCTCCTCGCGCCACGATGCAGCGCGGCGGGCCCGGCCAAGCGCAGCCCATCCAGCCCCAGTCTCAGGGCACTCCGTACGGCGCATCAACGTCGCGTCCCGGTGCCGCCAATGTAGGAATTGACTGGAACGACCCGAGTCAGCTGGCGAGGTACGGGCATTCCGTGCAATCACAGTCGGAGGTTGATGCCGCGAATGCTAGAATGAGTCGATTGGAGCAGGAGTCAAGGTCGCGCCGCGCAGTCGATCCGCGACCCCAGCAAGCGGCCGGAAGGCGCGATGGTGTGACTGAAGGATTTATTGAAGACGGCAGGGCTCTACAGAGGCGCCGACAGCAGGGCGAGATCGGTGAAGGGCAGTGGATTCTGGGACAGGCCAAGATGGCGAAAGCCGCGGGCCTTCCTTTCCAGCGCGAGTTTAACGGATACACCATTACGGAGTCGCCTAGCGGACAGTTGAGCGTTAGCGGTGGTGGCGGGATCAGTCACGCGCCGCAGCGATTTCGCAATGCTGGCGCGATCCGTCACGCGCCGCAAGCGCCGCACCGCCCCACCCGCGGGAAATGGGGTTGATCGGCAATCTGTAACTTCGTACACTAACGCCTCCCCCCGAGGTGCCCCATGAACCAGAAGTTCAACGTCGGTATCTGTACGTTCTCTTATGGCGGGAACGGAGGCATTTCCTCCGAAGTTCCTGACATCCGCGAGTGGATGACCCCCCTTGTCTCGGAACTGTCCCGGGACGCTCGCGTTGAGAATATCCGTATCTGGAACCTAGCCGATACGCCCATCACCATGACGCGCAATCGCTGCGTCCTGATGGCGCGTGAGTTTGGCGTGGACGTGCTGGTGATGGTGGATTCGGACATGAAGCCTGACCTCTTGGTGGGGCAGGACAAGGACGCCAAGCCGTTCTTCCAGTCCTCCTTCGACTTCCTGGTGGACCACTACCACAAGGGCCCATGTGTGATCGGGGCTCCGTACTGTGGACCTCCCCCGGCGGAATGCGTGTACGTCTTTGAGTGGCGCAACATGCAGTCCAACAACGCCAACCCAGACTTCCAGTTGAAGATGTACGAGCGGTCGCAGTCGGTGAAGATGTCGGGCATCCAAGAGTGCGCGGCTCTGCCCACGGGCCTGATCATGTACGACATGCGGGTCTTTGATCTGACCGAGCCCAAGACAGAGGCCGACAAGCCTTGGTTTTACTATGAGTGGGCCGACAAGTACGCGGCCGACAAGGCTTCGACGGAAGACGTGACGATGACCCGCGACCTCTCGCTCGTTGGCACGCAGAAGCTGGGCTACAACCCTGTCTTCTGTAACTGGGATGCCTGGGCGGGCCACTGGAAGCCGAAGTGTGTCGGCAAGCCGCAGTTCATCGAAGCCAAGGCGGTTAGCGAGAAACTGAAGGAATCGTGGGCTGCCGGCTACGATCCGACCGTGAAGCTCGTAGACATGAAGCCGAAGTTCTCTGTGAAAGTGAATGGCTGAGTATCGGGCCTGTGTGAAATGTGGGGTCAGCTACGCCCTCACTCCAGAGAACTTCCACAAGTCCAAGGACGGCTTCCACGCCCGCTGTCGGAAGTGTCGCAACAAGCAGGTCAAAGCCGACCGTCTGACCAAGAGTCAGAAGAAGCTCGTTGAGATTGAGAAGGGTGCGGTCGATCTCTTCATCGCCGCCTCCCGGGTCGGTGGTACGAACATCCCGCATTCCAGCGAATTGCTGGAGTGCATGATGAAGTACTTCGGCGGCGTGGAGGGTTTCTCGCGGGCGTTTATGAAGCAGTTCTTCGACGCCCCTGCGGGTGGAGCATTCCGCACCAAGCAGTTGGATTCCCTCCTGCGGCTGATCGTGAACAACACCGCCATGGGTGGGGCGAAGAAGCCGCTGGAGTTGATGACCGAAGAAGAGCTAGAGGCGCAGTATCGGCGGGACGTTCTCGCCGCCGCCCTGGCGATCAAAGTGAATGGCAAGCAAGCAAGGATAGAGAGCAATGGGGACGTGCGAGAGTTGCCGGTGGTGGCTGCGGGAACTGCCGAGGTCGATCCAGGGTTCGTGCATGAGGTTCCCGCCGCAGGTGCATCCGACCGAAGTGATGGGGGTGTTTCCGAAGACCAACTCCCTGTGGACGTGCGGGGAGTGGCACCCTCAGTCGATGAGGCAAGTGAATGAAAAAGCATCCGAAGATAGAGCTGCCTGACCCGCCCAAGACGGCTGGTCCTGAAGTCAGTCAGCACGCACTCCAGCAGATGCGGGAGGTGCAGGCCGAGCTTGCATCGCGCCGCCTGGAGTCGTTGCGGCTCTATCGCCCCATGCCACATCAGGAAGAGTTTCACAAGTGCATGGTGAGTGAGCGGATCGTGCTGGGCGGCAACCGAGGCGGTAAGTCTCTGGCTGTCGCGGTGGAGGCGGCTCGCGCTGTGACGGGCCAAGACCCCTACGGCAAGTATCCAGAGAAGGACGGGAACCTCGCCATCGTCGGACGCAACTGGCCCCACATCGGGCTCGTCATCTATCCGATCCTCTTCAAAGCCGGGGCGTTCCGCATCATCCGAGATGAAGAGACAGGAGAGTGGCGTTCGTTCCGCAAGGGAGACGACAAGGCCAAAAGCAAGCCAGCCCCTCCGCTGATCCCACCACGACTCATCAAAGACATGAGTTGGGTGCTGAAGAACGCCGGCTATCTCAACAAGGTCGAACTGACCAACGGCTGGAACATCTGGTGCTTCTCGTCTGAAGGCGAACCGCCCCAGGGATATCAGGCCGATTTTATTTGGCTGGACGAGGACCTTAACAACGAGCGGTGGGTCGGTGAGTGCCAAGCCCGGCTGGCGGATCGTAAGGGCCGCTTTGTGTGGGCAGCCATGCCACATTCCAAGAACGATGCACTCATCGGTCTGTGCGAACGTGCCGACAAGGCGGTGGAGAACGGCGACGAGAACCCGATCATCCGCAAGTTCACGTTCCGGTTCTTGGATAACGACTTTATCGATGATGAGGAAAAGCGGAAGAACATTGAGCGGTGGAGCGCGCTAGGCCAAGAAGAACTGAAGATGCGCGCCGAGGGTGAGTTCACGACCGAATCCACCCTCATGTACCCGACGTTCAACCAGTCGGTCCACATTCTCCCCCGGTCAGAACTGCCGGCCGGTCTGGTGCCTCCCGACTGGACCCGCTACGTGGCCATCGATCCAGGCCATGCGGTGATGGCGTGTGTCTTTGGTGCTGTACCACCCGACGAGAAGTTCCTGCTCATCTACGACGAACTGTATATCCGGCAGTGCAACAGCCTGATCTTTGGCGAGCGCTTCTGGGAGAAGGCCCAGGACCAGCATTTCTACAACTTCATCATGGACATGCACGGAGGCATGCTGCGTGACCTGGGGTCCGGCCGGCTGCCCCATGAGTTGTATTCGGAGGAGTTGAAGAAGCGGAACTGCCGCTCCCAGATATCAGGCTTTGGGTTCATGCCTGGGTCCGATGACATCCCGGCCCGCACGGCGATGGTCCGTCAGATGCTGCACATCCGCGGCGACGGGACGACCAAGCTCAAAATCCTGGAAGGCTCCTGCCCCAACCTTCTTAGGGAACTGAGGCGCTACCGAAAAAAGACGACCACCGTCAACGGGCAGGTCTACGTGACCGATGAGCCGCAGACCCGCGGCGAGGTCCACGCCTGTCAATCCTTGGAATACCTCTGTGCCTACGAGCCTAAGTACCACGCCCCGCCCAAGACCTATGGTCCCGAGCCGTGGTGGGTGAAGTACCTGTCCGAGAAGAAACGCCGCCAGCGGGAGTCCGAAGACCCTGCTTTGTATCTAGCCCCGAAAGGATTTGGAAAATGACCGACTTTGCTATGCCGAAGGCTGACCTGGGTGACTTCGTCCAGTACTACCGCCATGAAGGTGCCGAGCCCAACGTGGGCATCGTGACCGCTGTCTCGTCCCGCACGCTCACGCTCTGGGTCATCGCCCCGGGCTACGGTGGCGTGGAGCGTCCGAGCGTCCATCACGTCACGGACCCGGGTGTGGATGAGTTCCCGGCGTGGAAGGAATACGGCTCTTGGGACCTGCGCAAAGGCAAGGATGCGATTCTCTCGGAAAAGGTGGCCTTGCTGGAGAAGAAGCTGGCTGACCTGGAGGGGAAAAAGGCCCGCTAGGACACTGATCCCATAGGAGAACCTAGATGGCCGACGAGAACCCGCTGCGCCCCATAGTCGCCACTTGGCTGAAGAAGATTGACTTAGCCAAGAAGCACAAGAAGCCCTTTGCCGATGATGCGGCCGAGGCTCTGGGCTTCTATGACAGCGATCCTGACACCATGTGGAAGGACTCCACCGCGCGTGGTGAGAAGGGCTACAACAAGGGGATCGATGCCCCGCCGATCCGGTTGTGCATCAACCGTGTCTGGGAGGCCGTGCGTCTGTTTGCGTCGGTGATCCATCACCGTAACCCGCAGCGTACGGTCAGTCCGAAGGAGTACCCCATCGTCGGCCCGGCTCTCCTGGGCATCTTCCCGCAGCAGCCGGTTCCCCAGATGGGTCCAGAAGGTCCTGTGGTGGGGCCCGATGGCCAGCCGGTGATGATGCCGGACCCCGGGATGCAGATGTACCAGCAGGGCCTTCAGCAGCAGCAGATGATGTGGGAGCGCCGCAAGGTGATTGCCCAACTGCTGGAAGGCTACCTGAACTACACCCCCAACGAGTTGAACCTCAAAGGCCACTCCCGCAAGGTGGTGGAGGAGGCGTTCATTAAGGGTGCTGGTGTCTGGTGGCACGAACTCTACTCGCCTTCTGGGTCGCAGGTGAAGTTCGCTGGGTCGTTCTTCGACTCCATCGACAACATCGTCTGGGACCCGGATGCCGATGAGTTTGAAGACATCCGCTGGGCCGCCCGCAAGCGGACGCAGCCCATCGATGAAGTGGCAGCGAAGTTCGGCCTGTCTCGCGATGCCCTAAAGGGTCACATCGAATCCTACGCCTCCCGCACGGAGGAAGGTGAGCGTGGCTACGAAACCAAGCGTAAGAACGGCAAGACGAACGACCTCATCTGCTACTGGGAGATTTACTCCAAGACCGGCTTCGGAGATCGCCTGAAGGACGCCGACAAGGACCTGCAAGGGAAGTTTGATTCGTTAGGCACCAACTGTTACATCGTCGTCGCAGAGGGCGTGGAGTTTCCGTTGAATCTCCCCCCTGCCCTGCTCCAGGAAGAGGCCGGCGAGAACGGTGTGCCGCAGAACTTCTTCATGGCTGCCCAGTGGCCGATCCCCTTCTGGGCGGAACCCAACGGCTGGCCCTTCACGCTCCTGGCGTGGCACGGCAAACCGGGCTACTCATGGCCGATCTCTTTGATCCGTCCCGGGATTTCGGAATTGCGATTTATCAATTGGGCGATGAGCTTCCTCGCCACCCGGATCGCCACGTCCTCGCAGACGCTGATCGGTGTTGCCAAGGCGGCCGACCCAGACCTGAAGGCCAAGATTCTGGAGAAGTCCGAGAAGGGCTTCAACATCGTTGAAATCTCGGAAGCGGTCGGCCGGTCGGTCAGCGACGTGATCTCGGTGTTCCAGACTCCTGGCGTGACCCAGGACATGTACCAGATCATCAGTGAGGTCACCGCCCTCTTCGACCGCCGCGTTGGACTTACTGAACTTTTGTACGGCATGACCCGGAACCAGTTCCGGTCAGCTGCAGAAGCCCAGGTGAAGGCCGAGCAAATCTCGGTCAGGCCGGACGACTATGCAAATATTCTGGAAGACGCTCTCTCGGAGGTCGCTCGCAAGGAAGCCCTTCTCGCGCGGTGGTTGATCTATCCGCAGGATGTCGAACCGCTCTTGGGGCCGATGGCTGCGCAGGCGTGGGGCATGCACGTCCAAGGCGAGAATCCCGACGCGATTGTCCGCGAGTACTCCTACCGCGTCGAAGCCGGTTCGGCGCGTAAGCCGAATCTCGCGACGAAGACGGAGAACCTCAACAACTTCCTGCAGGTGGCCATGCCTGTGGCGCAAGGTCTTCTCCAGGCTGGCCAGCCCGATCTGTTCAATAGCCTGATGACGGCCTGGGGGCAGGTGAACCAGTTCGACGTGTCGTCGTACCTCGTTCCACCTCCTCCGCCTCCGCCCCCGGGCCCTCCTCCTGGCGAGCAGCCTCCCCAAGGACAATAGCCCAGTATGGATATCCCCGTCGAAGTCCAGCGAGCCGGCCGAGAGGCGATTGAGACGTACAGGCGTGCCCTGCCCTACGGGGAGCGCTGGGCCACGATGTGCGCTCTCCAAGTCGCCCCGGGCACCAAGGGCTCAGACCGGGCGTTCATGGAAGGCCGCATGAACAACCAGCAGTTGGATGACATGCCCGTCCAGTCCGCGCAGTGGATGGTCAAAGAAGCCAAGGAGGCCGGGATCAGTATCTCAGGCAAGTACTACTGCGGCGGGCTTGCTGACAAGCGTGGCTGGAAAGACCCTGACGCCTGGGTGTCATCGAATGACGACATCATGCGCGTGGCCAAGAGCCGCCGGATGGCTGTGGCCGGCACGGTCAATTACGACCCGGGCCCGGCTGCCCCCCAGCGCAAACTGATCAACGAGAAGATCGTGAAGCGAGAGGTCGCCAAGGAGCTTCGGAAGAACCCGGGCGCCAAGGCGGCGGATGTGCGGGAGCGCATCCTGGAGAAGCACACTTACAGAGCGAAAGGTCGATAATGAGTCAGATTGAACGGTTCTTCACGGGGGCGACCATTGTCGCCGCCTCGTCCGCAGCCACCACCACCCCCCGTTTCCCGTTTGGTCGGTACGCGGGCGGCGGCATTCTGATCGGCAACACGGGCGGCGCTACGCAGATCAACTGGCACGCCGCCGTAGGTCCAGAGTCGCTCCCCACTCCGATCTACTCTGACGGCGCTGCGGTCACGACCGCTGTCACCGTTGGCGCCATGCCCATCCCAGACGCATGTTTCGGCTTTAGCCACATCGCCCCCGTGATCGTCGGTGCCGCCAGCTGCACCATCACGGTGTCGGTTAAGGGCTAAGACGCGATATCACCACAAGAGCGCACTTCCATGCCAATGTCGCCCCGTTTGTTGCGGCCCAGAGCATCCGCAGGCTACGGCCTAGATGCGATGGACTGGCAGGCCCGCGTCATTGCTAACGGTGGCACCGTTTCCGCCACGACGATGAAGGCCGTCGATGACTTCTGCAAGTCGATCACGACCAGCGGGCTCCGCGACCGTTTCTTTCGCCTGAACCTCTTTGCGGGCGGAAATCTGGCGGCCGCACTTGTCCCGCTTTTCAGAGGCCCGACTCGCACCGGGACGCAGTTTGGCAACACCACCGACACGAATTTCAACTTTGTTGCGGGCGATTACACCGAAACCGGCAGCACGGCCGGGCTCAAAGGCGACGGCTCCACGAAGTACCTCAACACGGGATTCAAAGCGCCTGCGGCCTCGCTCTCCGCGACTAGCTTCCACCTGTCCTGTTATGTGCAAGGCGTGGAGGCTGGCGGCAGCAGTCGCATTTTTATGGGCAACGCCACGAATCAAGCTGGCGTCAATCTGACAACAGCAATCGGATGGGTAAGTGCTGGCGCAGTTTCGTCAGGCGTCATTGCCGACACCACGTTCCCCAATGGCGGATCAACGGATAGGCAGGGGCTTCTCTTGGCCGCCACCAACGGCTCTCGCGCTAGCACCTACTACAACAACGCAACGTCTGTCGTTTCACAGACATCGACGCAGGTGGATTTTGAAACCGGCACAGGCGACGAGCTCACGATTGCCGCGCGTAACTTCGTTGGCACGATTCAACTCTATTCGCTCAACAAACGCTTTCGCGCCTACAGTCTCGGCGCGGGAATGTC